AGAGGAAGTAGAGGATATGTATTTGCTAGTCAAAAAGAATACTTAATTGGGGATGGTTTACTATCTAAGGCTTGGGATATTATGTCGTTTGTAGATGATAACACTGCATGGACACAGCCTAGGCTTAGAGATAGAGAAATGAATAAACAATCTGGATATAAGAAAAATATAAATGGTGCCTTAGTTGAACTTGGGATGAAATCACAGATTATAGGCGTGTCACTAAAAGATGATCCCGACAAGGTTCGTGGTAAGGCGGGTGACCTGGTATTCTTTGAAGAAGCCGGGTCATTCCCTGGCCTATTAAAGGCTTGGGAGGTTGCAATGCCAACAATGCGTCAAGGTAGTAAGACATTAGGTACAATGGTAGCTTTTGGAACAGGTGGTGCAGAGGGATCTGATTTTCATGCACTAGAAGAGTTATTTTACAGCCCAGATGCATATGATTGTTTATCATTTGAAAATGTGTGGGATGAAGGAGCTCAAGGAAGTAGATGTGGGTATTTTGTGCCTATATATCAAAACCTAGAAGGGTTTATTGATGAAGATGGTAATTCTAACGAACCTGCCGCTAGAAATTATGAACTAGAACAGAGAGAAAAGAAAAAACTAGCAGCAGATACAAAAACATATGATCAGTATATAGCAGAGCATCCTTGGAATCCAGGAGAGGCTACATTACAGGTTACAGCAAACTTATTTGATATATCCTCTTTACAGGAGCAGTATAATAAGATTAAATCAAAAAACTTAACTAGTAATGCCATACCAGGTAGGTTACATTACGGTAAAGAGAATGAAATAAAATTTACACCTCAATATGATCTAAAACCTTTATTTAAATTTCCACATAACAAAGCAGATAACAATGAGGGCTGTGTTACGATGTGGGAAGCTCCATATAAAGGTAAAGACGGAGTTGTGCCTCATAATTTATATATTATTGGGCATGACCCCTACGGACAGAATCAATCTGCGGATAGTTCATCTTTAGGATCTGCGTATGTATTAAAAAGAGTAAATAATCTAACACAACCTGATGATATTCTTGTAGCAAGTTATGTAGGTAGGCCTACAACACAAGATGAGTTTAATAGAAACCTATTTATGTTAGCAGACTTTTATAATGCTAAAATAGGGTTTGAGAATGACAGGGGAGAAGTTATAGCGTATGCAAAACGACACAGAAAATTACACAGACTACAGCCTGAGTTTGAGATGTTAGATAAGAAAGAGTTGCAATCTAGAAGAGTTAGACGTACATATGGTATGCATATGACACAAGCTAGGAAGCAGCAAGGTGAGATATATATAAGAGATTGGTTAAATTCTCCAAGAGGGGTTGCGGATAATGGAAAAGAATCGTTAAATTTGCACAAGATCTATGACCCAGCACTGTTACAGGAATTAATTAAGTTTAACCACAAAGGTAACTTTGACCGAGTTATGTCTCTTATGATAGCAATGTATCATTCAAGAGAGTTATACAACGCAGAAGTTAAGAATATTTATGAGGACAGAACAACAGACTCATTTTTTGATAGACAATTTTTTTAAGATATGTATTCAGCAAATCACAGTATACCAAAACAAAAATTAGCAGACTCTAAGAAAACAGAGACCTGGAAAAAAGAATGTGTAGAAGCCTACATAGGACTTTCAAATACTAATGGATATGGTAACCGCAGAAGTAAACTGCAACAATTATATGACTATTATAATGGTCATGTAGAGGAAGAAGATTATAAGTACGTAACAAAGCCCTACGGCAAGAGTCGTAGTAACTTTCCTTCTAAGATACGTAACTATCCTATTATTAAACCCATCATAGATCTCTTACTTGGGGAAAAATCTAAGCGACCTCTTAACTATAGTGTTGTAGTTAAAAATGCGGATACCGTATCTACTAAAGAACAACAAAAGCAGGCTATGTTAATGCAGGTAATGCAGCAGAAGTTTATTAATAGACTTAATGAACAGGGCATGCAAACAGGTATGGCTAGTGAAGAAGTACAGATGCCTAAGCATGTAGCAGAGTTATTTGAAAAAAGTTATGTAGATGCTAGAGCTATATTAGGACAACAAGCTCTTAACTATATAATGCAAGAACAAGAAATGTATGACAAGTTTCAAAAAGCTTGGTTTCACTTCTTAGTATCAGGAGAATGTTATACACACAGAGGAGTAAGACATAATGAGCCTTTTTATGAGGTATTAAATCCTGTAGACATAGATTATGATAAAGATCCTGATTGTGAGTTTGTAGAAGACGGCGACTGGGCTTTAGTTAGAAAATTTTCACATGCATCTACAATTGTAGACATGTATAGAGAAGAACTTACAGATGGTCAGATTGATAGATTAGAAAGACCTGAGCAATTCTCTAATGATTCACATTTAAGTAGTGGGTACTCTCAACATAATGTAGAGCAGTACAGAAGTAGACTTATTGAAGTAAATATTGTTTACTGGAAGTCTATGAAAAGGATAGGGTTTTTAAGTTTTATAAATCCAGATACAGGACAAAAAGAAGAAGAGATTGTTCCTAGCAACTTTAAAATGCCAGAAGAATTAAAAGACCTAGAAGCAGAAATAAGCTTTGAATGGGTTACAGAAGTATGGCAAGGTACCAAAATTGCTGATGATATATTTGTAGAAATACAACCAGTAGAAAATCAAAGATTTACTCTTGATAATCCTTCTAATGGTAAATTACCTATTAATGGTAGAAAGTATTCAGAAACTAACTCTGAGAATATATCTTTAGTTGGTTTAGGTGTACCTTATCAAATTAACTACAACATTTATAAATACAGACTAGAAGTTGCAATAGCTAAGTCAAAAGATATTATTGCACAGTTTGATATTAACATGATTCCAAAGAAGTGGGACATGGATAAGTTTATGTACTATGTAGATGCTACAGGTATCGCATGGGTAGATTATAACAAAGAAGGCATGACAATGAATCCGCAGCATCAAGCTGTTATGGATATGTCTATAAAAACTATAGAGCAGTATGTTGTATTGCTAGAATCTATTATACAAGAATGGGAAAGAATCTCAGGAGTTAATAGACAAAGACAAGGTACTATAGGTACTTATGCTGGAAAGGGTACAAGTCAACAAGCTATTGTACAATCTTCTCATATTACAGAAGATTTATTTAGAAAGTTTAGTAGATTAGAGCAAAGAGATATACAAGCAGTATTAGATTACTCTAAAGATGCTTGGAATGGAAGTAAGAGCTCAATGTACTATATGCCTGACGGAACAGCTGAATTTTTTAGTATTGATGGTACAGATTACTCTGAATCTAATTATGGAATATTTGCTAGTAATGCAGGAGCTGATCTTGAGAAGAAAATGAAGGTAGAACAACTTGCACAAGCAATGATTCAAAATGGTACTCCTGCATCAGTAGTTGCAGAGGCTATGGATCAGGACAGTTTTACAGCTATAAAGGATAAAATTAAAGCAGCTGAAAAACAAAGTCAAGAATTAGAACAAGCTCAACAACAAGCTCAAATGGAGATGCAACAAAAACAATTGCAAGCACAGAACGAGCAGAAAGCAATGGAAATGGAAAACTCTGATAAAAACAGACAGACTCAAATTGAAGTTGCTCTTATTAATGCAGAAGCTAATCAAGAACTTAAGAGACAAGAGTTATTACTTAAAGCTCAAGAGTTATCTGACAAGAATGATAACATGGATGATAAGATTAGACTTGAAGAAAAGAGAATTGATACTACACTTAAGATAGCTAAGGAGAACAAAAAGAATGGGCCTAACAAATAGGGAAAAATTAGAAATAATATCTAGAGCTAAGAAGGATAACTATACTGGTAGCTACTTAGATCTATTTAACCAAGCTGCAGCTGAAGGTCGTCAAAAGATGCCTGAAGTTCGTAGAGCTGGTGGTTTTATTTATGATGTAAATAAACCTGATAAATCTACATACGTAGATGCTAGATCTGGTTATGGTTTTCCTACTACCTATGAACATGGTGGTCCACATACAGAATATCCCCCATATGACTCTCTTACAGATTTTCAAAAACAAAATATAACTCGAGATGAGTATGCATATACTACAGGAGAGTTTGAAATTGATGAGAGAGAGTTTATACCTGGACCTGGAGGTACATTGGACTCTTTAGCTATGAATTATTTATCATATGACACTAAGCGTAAGATGACTCCAAGTCCTCATGTATATGATCATACAGATACATATGGAGGATGGATGGGACCAGAGAGATCACAGAATATGGTAAATAAACTCAATGATAACACTCAAGGAGATTCTTATCGTGTACAAATGCAATTAGATGAAGATGGTAATACAATACTAGGTAGTGAATATATAGTACAAACACATAAGGGAGGAAAGGATATATTTTATAGGGGCATGCGTCCTGATGAGTTGCGAGGCTCGCTTGGTCGATTAAATCAAGGGTACCAAGGTATAATGCCTCATGGTAGGGAAGGTCTAGGAGTTAATCATCCTAGACTTATTCGTTATAA